AACTATTGGATTCTCGACTGGAAGACGGCTCAATCCTATGGCTGGAGAAGAGAAAAGAAACAGAGCTTGCTAATGACAGCACAGCTTATTTTATATAAGCACTTTTGGTCCAGAAAGCATGATGTACCTCTCAAGGATGTACGTTGTGGTTTTATCCTTCTTAAGCGAGGAGGTAAGCCTGGACGTATCTGCGAGCTTGTAACAGTATCTGTGGGCCCTAAGACTCTAGGCATGGGTATAAAGATGATGAATAGCATGATATCCTCTGTCTATAGGGGCATATTTTTAAAAAATAGAGACTCTTGTAGATACTGTCAATTTAAAAATACAGAACATTGCACCTGATTTACTTTATAATATCTCAGTGTTAATATTTCACTGAGGATAATAAATCAATGGCAAAAAAGAAAAAAGTCGTAGTCCTATCAGATCATGCTCTTTCATGCTCCGGCGTTGGAACCCAGACACGACATCTCTTAGGCGGCTTGATACAGAAAAATGAGTGGACATTTAGACAGTTTGGCGCTGCCCTAAAGCACACAGACTATGAAACTGTTGTAGTAAATGAAGATCTTATAATTAAGCCAATTGATGGATTTGGAGATAGAAATCTATTAAGAATTGCACTTGCAACAGAAAAACCTGATGTCTTATTTATATTCACTGATCCAAGATTCTTTATCTGGCTCTTTGAGATGGAAGATGAGGTTCATCAAGTTTGCCCAATAGCCTGGTGGCATGTTTGGGATAATGCTCCGTATCCCTCTTTTAATCAGGTCCTATATGATTCAACAGATTTAATTAACTGTCACTCTCATATGACATATGAGCTAATAAAGGATAACGTNGAAAGTGAAGTTAACTTTATTCCACATGCAGTTCCGAAAGAATTATTCTTTCCTATGCCCGAGACAGAGAGAATATCATATAAGCAACAGATTTTAGGAAATGACAGGCTTGATCACTTTGTCTGTATTTGGGTCAATAGAAATGCTAAGAGAAAAAGGCCTGCTGATGTCATGGAATCATGGAAGATCTTTTTAGATAGGCTTGAAGAGTCTGAAGGGCATAGAAAGGCCACTCTTATTATGCATACTGATCCCCTTGATCAAGAGGGGCCAAACTTGCTTCAAAATTCTGAATATTTTGGAATTGTTGAAAATGTTTATTTTTCAACAGAGCGGCTAGAGTTTGAAAAAATAAATGTTCTCTACAATATATCAGATGCATGTCTTAATATTAGCTATGCAGAAGGCTTCGGGCTTGCCACACTTGAGGCAATGATGTCAGGATGTCCCTCTGTAGCAATAAAGACAGGCGGTTTAACAAGACAGGTTGAAGATCATAGAGATGGAACAGAAAATGGTGTCGCACTTCCAGTAGAGTTTAGATCGCTTGTAGGATCCCAGCAGGTACCCTACATCTATGAAGACTATGTCTCCTCAGAGACAGTCGCAGATGGGCTCTTAAAGATGGCAAAGCTTTCTAGTCAGGAAAAGCTAGAACTTAGAGAAAAATGTCTAAAGTATGTTGAAGAAAATTTTCTTCTACAAGATACTGTTGATAAATGGCATGATACAATGAAAAATCTTGCAGAAAACTGGAAGGAAAGCTATAAAACTTGGGAATGCTTTACGCTATAGGAAATATTATTTTATGAAAAAAGTTATTATAAGAGCACCACTTTTATCTTACAGTGGGTATGGAACTCACTCTAGGCAAATTTTTAAGTGGCTTCTAGGCAGAAAGGATTTTGATGTTATTGCCCAGGTTGTCAACTGGGGAAACACTACATGGATGATTAATCCAGAAATGGAAGACGGACTAATTGAAGAAGTTATGAAAAAATCTTCTCCCGTAATTAAAAATGGTGATATTTCTATACAGGTCCAGCTTCCTGATGAGTGGGATTCAAATTTGGCAAAGTTCAATATCGGTGTAAGTGCATTTGTTGAAACAGATCGATGTAATCCTAAATGGCTATCCAAGATTAATGAAATGGACCTGGTAATTGTTCCAACAGAACATGTTAAAAATACAATTATGAGAACAGGAACTGTAAAGACACCTGTCCATGTTGTTCCAGAGTCATATATCGAAAAGATAGATGAAGACCTAGATCCACTTCCATTAAATTTAAATACGGACTTTAATTTTTTAGTTTTGGGACAATTTACAGGAGGTGATCCGTATAATGATAGAAAGAATTTACTTTTTACACTAAAGTGGCTTTTTGAATCATTTGAGGACGATCCTGACGTTGGAATTGTTGTAAAAACAAATCACGGAAGGGGGACAAGAATAGATCGAGGAATTACACTTCAAAAGATTAAACAGGTAATTAGCGAGGCAAGAAAGGGACCATATCCAAGAGTCCACCTTCTTCACGGAAATATGTCAAGTGATGAAATTGCATCACTTTATAAGATAGATTCAATAAAGTGTCTAGTGAGTCTAACAAGAGGAGAGGGATTTGGNCTCCCGCTTCTTGAAGCATCAGCAGCAAAAATTCCTGTAATAGCAACAAACTGGTCTGGTCACCTAGATTTTCTCAATATTGGAAAATTTATACCAATATCATATAGCCTTGTTGACATACCTGATAGTAGGATTGACGGAAGAATATTTCTTAAAGGGTTTAAATGGGCAGATCCAAGTGAAGAAGACTTTAAGAAGAAAGTTAAAAAGTTTAGAAATAATTATGAAAAGCCCATCCAGTGGGCCTCTGATCTGTCTGATAAGCTAAAAGATACCTTTTCCCAAAGAGCGATTTGTATGAAATACGATGACTTAATTGATAGTGCATACTGGAGAAAAAAGAGTTGACCTGGATTGGGATATCACTATCTATTATTCTATTTCTATGCTTGTGCATATCTGTATTTTTTAATTACAAGTTCGGTGTCATTTTAATAAATCTCCAGGATGGAATTGAAGTGTCACTTGACAAGCTTGATGAAAAGTATTCTTCAATGAGTAAGATTCTTGAAAAGCCTGTTTTTTTTGATAGTCTGGAGATTAGGCAGGTTATCAGAGATATAAAAGATTCCAGAACTGCTGTCCTAGATGTAGCTAACATTCTCGGATCAATAGATGAGAGCACTATTCCAGAGTAATTCAATGGAGGACAAAGGGCGTGAAGGGAAAAAAGAAATTTATCAAAATTAGAAGAAAAAGGGGGAAGGGAAAGAGAAATTTATACTTTCACCAGGGAACTCATGATGCAATAATAAAGTTTCAATCACTAGAAAAGCAAATAGATCGTGAGAACATATACGTCTCAGAAATCTTCCCAGCATTTGATAAGCTAGTTGAAAATTTAATATTTATTCACGGTTTTAAGTCTTCTCATTCCTCATTTGAAGATCTCAAATCTGATTGTGTTGTCTTTCTCTATGAGACGATAAATAAATTTGACCATACTCGNGGAACAAAGGCGTTTTCATATTTTAATGTTGTAGCAAAAAACTGGCTCATAATAAAAAGTAAGCAAAGAACAAAGCAGCTAAGGCGGCAGGTAAGCCTAGATGACCCGCTGTCAATAAGCAGAAGGGACATGGGTGCAATAGAAAGCTACAAGGTTGTACCTCCCCAAGATACTGAGATGATAAAAAGAGAATCTATGCAGAATCTTTTTTCGCTTATGGTTGAGATAAAGGATAAGTTGTCAGGTGAGAATGAGATTGCGTGTATAGATGCCATTATAACTCTTTTTGAAAAAATTGATGATATAGACCTTTTAAATAAGAGGGCAATATTTGTTTACCTGAGAGATATATCAAATCTTAACCCAAAACAGCTTTCAATAGCCATGTCATCAATTAGAAAACACTACAAAACTCTCGTGAAACAGGGAGAGTTTGATATATTCTTTTAGGGGTACTAAAAAATGTCAAATAAAATATCTGATCTCCAAAAGAGAATTAATAAAAAAAATAAAAAAATAGAAAGCTTCGGTGATATCTTAGATGCAATTGAAAGCACTGAAGATAAAAAGAAGCTTCTTTGGAAAGAAATTTACGAGAATGCTCTTAATGATAGAGAAAATGCCTCTATTTTATTTATGGAGCTAATGAAGCAATCTCAGGGAAATGCAGCAAATCACACAATGTTTGGACCAATTATGTCCAAATATCTCGAGAGAATGTCAAAATCTAATGATCAAATTTTAAGGCTTGCAGAGATTATAGACAAAGCAGAAAGCAAGACAGAAATAATTAATCCAGATGATATTTTTAATGAGATAGGAAGTTGAAATGTCTAGAGATTATAATCCAAATGATCCGTTAGGGTTTAACGGCAGAAGGAGTGATAGAAGAGAAAGGAGGCAGGGAAGAATATTTCATACAATAGTAGTTGCGGATTTTATTTCTAATCCCGCTTCTCTTCCTCCCGAAGCCCTTCGCTCATTAAAGCAATCCGGAGGTGTAGTTAAGGGCGTATTAAACTCTCAATTTATTTCAAAAATGCCTAGAAATAGCATACTCGGCTACAGGGTTTCAGACGGAAATGGTGAATACGGAAAGCTTGAGATATTTTATCCGTTCTTTTCACCTCACATCTGTTTACCTGTAAAGCCTGGTGAGCAGGTCTGGGTTGTCTATGAAAGGCTATCCACAGGAACACTGGGATACTGGATGACAAGAAAGTGTGTAGATCTCCAGGTTGATGACTTAAACTACACCCATGCAGACAGGATTTCACAAAATAGCAGGGATAGCGGAACAAAGCTTACTGAAACGCTAGACGTTCCGGGTGATGGGGCAAGTGATCAGGTGAGAGTTCCACGATTTCCAAATGGAACTCTATCAACATCACAGCAAAGAACTTTAAGAGGTAAGCGACCGTATTTAGATATTTTAAGAAAATCTACAGCTCTGGGAAATCTTTCCACAACAAATCAATTCATTGGAGAGCCTGTCCCAAGAGTTCCAAAAGAGGTAGGTGACTTAATTCTGCAGGGATCAAACAACACAAGCATAGTTCTTGGAACAGAGATTGGAAAGACAGGCGTAAATCCAAAGGGTCCATTTCCAAAATCGATGTTTGATCCAGGTCAGGGTGCAATTGATATATGTGCAGGAAGAGGTCAGACAAAAAATACTTCTGCTGCATTTAGGGAAGGCGGCATAATCAATGAAAGGGGCTACAATGAGATATCAAAAAATCCAGGAAGAGAGCTTCTTAGGGGAAGTGAGAATATAAGTGAGGGCTTAGCTAGCTTTTCAAATGATCTATCAAGAATCTATCTTTCAATGAAGACTTCAGCTGATGATAAGTTTGAAATAGATATTGAGGGAATGGATCGTTCAGATGGAGATCTTCCTGCAATTGTTTTAAAGAGTGATCAGGTTCGACTTGTTGCAAGGGATGATCTCAAGATAGTTGTAGGAGCTGGAACAACTGGCGCATCAGTAATTCTTAAGTCTGATGGAAATATAGTGTTTATTCCCGGACCAGAGGGAGTTATTAAGCTTGGAGGAGATGATGCTGACAAGGCTATACTTGCAGCACCTTCTGCAAAGACTGTTCAAACTGGAGGAGAGATCTCAATACCCGTTAGCCTGGTCACCTCTGCTGGCGGATCTGTCGGCGTTCCAGACGACCAGGGAGTCGCTACTTCCATGAATCTCTCAACATTTGCCACAAAGGTCCTGATTAAATAATGGCAAACGCACTAGAAGCTGCAAACATCTTAAGTGAAAATCCAGACACTGGAGCCATGGAGCTGTCAGACTCTGAAGTGGTCAGCATTTGGGAAGGCTCACTCTCTCTTGTTGAGAATGGAACAGCAGCGTCTCCTGGGCTAACCCATGTCATTCCAGGTGTAACACAAACACTTATTCCTTTAGAAATCCCAGCTATGCCCGATGCCGCCGCCGCTGTCAGAGAAGCGGGCGGAAACCTAGAAGACTTTGATGCATTTTCAAACTCTTTTGGAGAATTTTTAGTCAATATCGCAGAATTTCTCAATATGTCAATCGACTCTCCTATCGGAAGGCCTCTTGGGTATATTGATCCAACAATAATCATCAAAATTATTAAGGACAAGATACAAGAGGTCGTTTCTCAGATTGTAGACATGGTTAAAGAAAAGCTAAATGAATTCAAGGAGCACTTAGGAGATAAGATTGAGGAATTTTTAGATAAAATTCAATTAAATTTTGATGATCTTGGCATTGAAGAAATCATCGAGAAGATGGTACAAGCTGCAGCAATAATTGCATCAATACCGGTAACCTTGCTAGAGGGGATTGAACAACTTCTAGCACTATTCAACATACCAGCCATTGGTGACATAATTGAATCAATTGTGATGATAATTTTGAACATACAGGCTGCTATTAGGGAATTAAAGAATCTTAAAAACAAGATTAAAAATGCAATAATTGAGGCACTGGCTGCTATAGTCATCTTTATTAAAGATACAATTATACAGGAGATCAAAGATGCAATTCTTGCTGCTGTGCTTGCTCTTTTAAACATACCCCTCCCTGAACTTCCGTCAATTCCAGAATGGGTTCTAAGGATTCCAGAGGCTATCATAGAGTTTTTCAACCTTCAGCCTCCAATTATTAATTTTAACCTAATGCTTCCAAATATATTTTCGGAAATTCTTGAATTCTTTTACGCAATTCTTGAGTTTTTTACATCAATTATCCCTACTCTTGACTTTATATTGGCACTTATTGCCGCGCTTGCACAGGGTGTTGCAGGGCTAATAGCATTTCTTATTGAAATAGTCGTTGGTTTATTTGAAGCAGCATTTGGTCTCGTAGCTGGTGCAGTTCTTAAGGTTGCATCTGTAATTGTAATGATAAACAGAGTAGTGAGATATCTAGCAATTGCTCTTGTAGGGAGAATTTTGGGGAACGGTTTAATTTTTGAGGCAGTCGCTAACGCCATTAAAGAACTTGGCACTTAACTAAGTTAAGAGAGGGATATGATAATTTATCCGGGTATATATTTAGTAAAAGGAGAAAGGTAAATTGGCTACAAGAAGTTTCAAAAGTGTTGGAGATAGAGTCTCTGATAGAAAGTTTAATAAGAGTTTTGATCCAGTTCCATTTGGTATAAAGACACCAGTTAGACTTGGAACAGGAAGGTCAGGAATATTTGATATGAACTTTAGTCTCATATCTCAGGTTCAAGATAACTTAAAAAATCTTCTATTGACCAACCACGGAGAGCGGCTTGGTCAATATGAATTTGGTGCAAATCTAAGGGAGCTAACAACAGAAAGACTCTCTCACGATGATTTTGACAATGAAGCAATGTTGAGAATTAGATCTGCTGTTAAGAAGTATATGCCATATCTTAATCTAGATTCTTTTGAATCATCATTCAATGATCCCCCAGATACCGATTCAATAGCACAGGTGTCAATTAAGATTTTTTATAGTATTCCCAAGTTACAAGTGCAAAATAAGGGAATAGAAGTTATTTTATACTGTATAGGATAGAAAAATGTCAGTTAACACTAAGTTAAAAAAGAGTGAGCTAAGGTCATATCTTAATAAAGATTTTAACAGCTTTAGAGCAGATCTTCTCTTATATGCAAAAACTTTTTTTCCAGATAGCATTCAAGATTTTTCTGAGGCAAGCTTAGGTGGGCTACTTCTTGAGCTAAACGCATATGTTGGCGATGTCATGAGCTACTATCTTGATCATCAGTTTAATGAGCTAAATATTGAAACAGCTGTAGAGGATAAAAATATTCAGAAGCTTCTTAGGGCAGCTGGTGTTCCAATTGCTGGCGCAGCACCTGCTTCTGCAGAGGTTGATTTTTTTATAACTATTTCATCTGATTCTAGCGATTCATCTGTTCCGATTCATAATAATTTACCGATAATTAATGAGGGAACAACAGTATCTTCAAGAGGAGTTACATTTACACTTATCTCTGATTTAGATTTTTCTGAGAAAGATGAAGAAGGGAACTATCTATTTCATCAAATAACACCCTCAAATGCAGGAGATCCCCCTTCATTCTATACTCTTAAACGTACTGGTGTGTGTGTGTCTGGTACGACATCTACAAAACCATTTCCTATTCCAAATACATTTGTTCCATTTAGAAAAATATCACTACCTGGAACTGATGTTACAGAAATTATTGCAGTTATAGATAGTGAAGGTAATGAATATCATGAGGTTTCTTCTTTAGTTCAAAATGTAGTGTATAAAAGAGTGGTAAATTTAGCAACTGATGCAATTGAAGTTCCTGAAAACTTAGAGCTAATTCCTGCACCCTATAGGTATGTTGTTGAAAATGATGCCCTAACGGGAGTAACAACTTTAAGATTTGGATCTGGCAGGGCAGACACTTTAGATGATGACATTATACCTGATCCAAGTGAACTTTCACTTCCACTTTATGGAAAGAAGACTNTTTCAAGATTCTCTATTGATCCAAACAATCTGCTAAGAACACAAACGTTAGGAATATCTCCCATAGGCACAACAATAACTGTAAAATACAGGTATGGAGGAGGATTGTCCCACAATGTCGGACCTGGATCAATAAATGGAATATCTTCACTTTTGACAACATTTAACAATTCAGTGTCAAGATCTCTTGTGTCAAAAATAAGGGCATCTATAAATATTAGAAATCCCCAAAGAGCTGCTGGCGGAGAAAATCCGCCATCACTTCAGGATCTTAAGCGGCTCGTTGTCTCTGCAAAGAATTCTCAATCTAGAATTGTAACAAAAGATGACCTTTTGTCGCATGTTTATATGATGCCGTCTAGGTTTGGAAGAATATTCAGGGCAGGAGTAAGATCAAATCCTGATAATCCTCTAGCTACTATGCTTTATATCGTTAGTAGAAATAGGTCCGGAAAGCTTGTTACTGCTCCGGATTCACTAAAGGATAATCTTGCACTATTCTTAAATGAAAATAGGCTTATTTCAGATGCAATTGATATTGTTGATTCACAGATTGTTAATTTTGGAATCAAGTATAGTATAGTTGTCAACGGAGTTGCAAATAAAAATGCTGTAATTCAGTCAATTAATGCAAAAATTAAGAATTATTTTAAGATAGTAAATTTTCAGATAGATCAGCCAATATTTCTTACAGAAATTCAGAAAATTATAATTAAAACATCCGGCGTTATATCACTGTCTGAGATAGAGATGATAAACTTAAGCGGAATTACTTCTGGTAAGATTTACAGTAATGTAATTTTAAATATAGAAGATGCAACATTCAAGGGAATAGTCTTTCCCCCAGCGGGCGGGATTTTTGAAATGAGGTATCCATCAAGCGACATTGTAGGGATGGCGGAGTAACTTAAATGTATAGAATATTAACAGCTAGTAAAGACACGTACATTACAAATAAGATCATTAATAATGATATTCGTGGAACTGACGCAAATACCGGCCAGGCAGGAACATTAGATCTATTTAAGCTTTATGCTGAGTCTATATCTGGATCTGATACAACACCAACAGAGCTATCAAGAATACTTATAAAATTTGAGCTTGACCCACTCCGGTCTATTACAGGATCTGTCTTAGATATTTCTCATTCTTCTTTTAAGTGCTTCCTAAAGTTAACTGATGTGTACGGCGGTCAGACAACACCCTCTAACTTTAGAATACTAGCAGCACCCCTAGCTAAATCATTTGATGAGGGAATAGGAAGAGATATAATATCTTTTTCTGATCTAGATTCATCTAACTTTATTACAGCATCAGTATCTGGTGAGTCTCCTACTACATGGACATTTGATGGTGCAAATAAGGAAGGCCTTCTAGGAAGCGATGACTTAGACATTATTACAAGCGGAAATCTTAGTGATGGAAATGGTACGGTATTTCTCTGGAAAGATCAATTATTTGAAACCGGATATGAAGACTTTAGAGTGGACGTTACAACAATTGTATCTGGTGTTCTAGCAGAGCAAATACCTGATCATGGATTTAGAATTTCATACTCTGGAACAATGGAGACTGATGAAAGAACGAGATTTGTTAAAAGATTCTCTTCAAGACATGCAACAACAGTTGAACATAGGCCTCAACTAATTGTTCACTACAATGATAGGCAAGAAGATCATCATAAAAAGTTTTACTTTACTCTAACTGGGTCTCTTTTCTTAAATAATTTTCATAGAAATGAGCCTTCTCACGCAATGGACGGGAGAACTGGAAATGAGATAAAGGGTGATAATTGTATAGTTTTAAGAATAGAGTCTGGATCACTTGAGCAAGGAACATTTTTTACAAAATCTATAACCGGTTCACAGCACAAGATTGGAAAAAATTATATTGCAGGCGTATATTCTGCAACTTTTGCTCTAGGTGAGTTTGAAACAGGATCTCTAAGAACAGAGATAGTTAATGCTGCATCTGCAACATTTACAACGTATTGGGGTTCTACAGACTATAAATACGGATTTCATACGGGTTCATTTGTTGCAAAATCTGTAGAAAGGACATCATTTGATAATGCTCCAGATAAGCTATTTTTAAATGTAACAACACTTAAATCAAGCTATAGATCATTTGAAAAAGCTAGAATGAGAGTCTTTGTAGAAAATCTAGGAAAAGAGGTCGTCTTTAAGAAAAAGCCCCTTGAGTCAACAAGTGAAATATTTACACAGATGTATTATAGAGTAAGAGATTCATTTAATGGAAAAATAATTATCCCATTTGATACTGCATATAAAGGAACGCTCTTATCAACAGATTCTGATGGAATGTTTTTTGACTTCTACATGGACTCACTGCCTTCAGGAAGAGTATATTCTTTTGACTTCCTTATAAAGGATTTTGGAACTGATAGAGTCTTTACAAGTGTCGGCAATAAATTTAGAGTGGATGAGTAATGTCAGAAGATAGAGTTTTCAGCTTAGGCGTCCCGCGTCTATTTAAGCCATCTACAATAAGAGGTATTCAGATTGGAAGCGGAAGAACAGGAGAGATGTCACTATCTGAGCTGTCAGATACTAACATAGAAAGTACATCATCATTCAAGTATAGCCCGCCTGGGTCTCCTATGAAATCTACCCAGCAACTAAATATTGACTGGAGTCTATTTGAAAATCACACATTTTTTAATTCTGCTGTATCTAAAGTTAATGTTGCATTTGATAGAATTATTAATGAGTTTCCATTCGACGGCTCAAGGAGAGATGTTGAGATCTTTCTAGACTCGTTGACAGGATATGAAAACTATATTCTTCAAAGATTTCCAAAAAATATAGGATACCTTAATTTTTCTGGAAGCCATGATGATCATGGTGGGCACGGAACGTATATAAAGGTAAGAGATCAGGCAGGAAGTCTATTTCCAGAATTTTCTAAACTAAATACAGGTGAAAAAATTCTCGATCCTACAACTGGATCATTTTCAATTGAGATGCAAATATTGTGTGCAGCTTCTGGAAACAGTAGGCAGGTAATATGTCAGAGAGTTGAAGATGACTCATACGGATTTGGTCTACTTCTAAAGGAGACTACATCAACATCAGCAGTGGATATATTGTTTTCAGTAGTTTCTGGAACCAATGCATCAATAGCATCCGGATCAATTGCGAAGGGAAGCTTTGAGCACATATGCGCTGTATGTGATAGATCAGAAGGTGTCAATAAGGTTAGGCTGTATACCAATGAGTCTCTTGTAGGAGAGTCAGATGGCGAGGTTGAGATCGGAGATTTTGGGTTTACTCAGTCTTCATTTCTTACAATTGGGACTGGATCAGTACAATATCTCGATGGAGTAACAAGCTCGACTGCTAATAAATTTTTTCCTTCTGAGACATTTTCTGGATCAATTGATGAATTTAGATTCTTTCATAACACAAGAACTGTAGAAGATCAAAAAGAGTATGCTAAAAAATCAATTTTTGGATCCTATGATCTAAAGCTTTACTTTAAATTTAATGAACCTAGTGGGTCTACAGGGGTTAACGATATTGTCCTGGACAGCTCTGGTAAGTCACTACACTCTAGGGTTGCCAATTACTATATTGCAAAAAACGACATAGCTCTAAGAAGCACCAGCTCATTCTATGGATCAGACATTAAGGCTCCGATAATTTATGAGAATACAGACTTATCACCCATACTATTTCCCAAGCATAGTAAGATTACCGAGCTAAACGCATCTTTGTTGACTTCTGCAAGCTACTATGATAATGATAATCCAAACTTAATTACAAATTTAATTCCCCAGCACTACCTTGAAGAGGGGCAAGAATTTCAAGGACTAAATACAATTGATGGAGAGATAGCCGGAAATTATTCAGGATCATCCATACCTGGAACAGGAGAGCTTGGATCCTCCCAGCTTTTAACAGCTTTGCTCTTTTCATATGCAAAACAATTTGATGAAATTAAATTATTTATAGATGAGTTTTCCAATATAATTCATGTTGACTATGATGAAGATAACAGTGCATCAGATCCATTTCTCCTGTTTGCAGGAAAGTATCTTGGAATCGAACTACCAAGAATATTCAACAATGCAAGCATATTACAGCAAGTAGACGGAGAAAATCTATCTCTAGATCAGTCAAGAGCTGGAGGATCTCTGAGCTATGTTCAAAATCAAATATGGAGAAGAATCCTCACAAACATGAGAGAGATTACAATCTCAAGAGGAACAGTTCACAGTATAAAGTCGCTAATACGTTCAATAGGAATAGAGCCTGACAATATACTCAGAATAAGAGAGTATGGCGGACCATCTCAGAAGACACTAAGGAACCTCAGGGTTAAAAAATCAGAAGTATCAACACTTATAGACTTTTCAGGATCACTAACAACACTTCCTGCCGCAAGACTTGGAGAGCTTAACTATCAGGGATTTCTAACTGGAACATTTCAATATCCAAGAATAATGTCTCCATATTTGAGCTCAAGTAGATTTGAAATAGGATTTCCAGATCCTGCTGGAACTTTTTCCAATCAGCATCCAGACATAAAAGATCAGGCATTCATAGGACCGCTTCCTCACACAAATCCCCTGTTTAATCATAATCTTCATGGAATTTCAAATAATAGAAATGATGGACTTTTTACATCTGGATCGTGGTGTTACGAGGGAGTTTATCAGATTCCAAAGATTATTACTGGATCTCACTTTATAACACAAAGCCTAGCAAGAATGCACACAACAGGAACCAATACCACAGCAAAGAGACATGGTGTTATTTTTAACCTAGTTGCATATTCAGGTTCAAGAAAGATTGAACTTTTTGGAAGACCCGGTTCAGATAATGCGCTTACATCATCACCAGAAATGAGACTTGTCTTGACAGGTCCTGACATCTTTGATGGAAATATGTGGAATGTTTCATTTGGAAGATATAGATCTGACGACCCTGTCTCAGGTAGTGGGGTTCAGGCAAGCTCTTCATTCTACGTTAGGTGTGCTAGAAATAGCTACGGAGCTATTAGAGAATACTTTACAACAGGAACTTTATTTGAGGCAGAGCTGGTTGGATCTCCAGACGGAGGCGTTCAGCAGCAGGCAGACGATACATTCAATAGGGAGGGACCATTTATTGTTATTGGCTCACAGAGTCTATATAACGCGGGGTCTAGATTTCTAAACGGTACAACTAAACTACCATATGCACAATATGGTGCAGCAAGGTGGACAAATTTCTCAGGCAGGGTTGGGCACATAAGATTTTGGTCAAAAGCTGTCTCTGAGACAGAATTTAAAGAGCACACTAGAAACTTTAAATCTTTAGGTGTAGATAATCCAAAGACTAATTTTAATTTTGATAGAGCACCTACTGGTGCATTTGGAAGACTAAGAATTGATGCATCAACTGATCAAATAGTCACTGAGTCAAATTCTCTAGGTACAATTCAGATAGATGATTTCTCACAACAGTATGTCTTTAGTGGATCAAGAGCGACACCTTGGAGCATTTTTAGCTCTGAGAAATTAGAAGCATCGGCACTATCGAGAATTAACTCAGCAAGCTTTTTTCACATGTCTGGGTCAGGATTTGAGCCAAGCAAGAGGATTATCGCTCCAAAGACGTTTTACTATAGCTATCTCTCACCAAGATTTGACATGTCTGAGACAGATGAAAAGGTTAGGGTTAGAAGCTATTTTTCTAAAGACAGGGTGTCTGATAGTGATTATGCATATCAAGCTCCTCTATTTGAAATACCAAGGGATGATCTTCCAAACGATGACACGAGATTTGCAGTAGACTTCTCTATTACTCAGGCAATTGACGAAGATATCATGACTTTATTTTCATCATTAGACTTTTTTGATAATGCACTTGGTAATCCAAACTTGATNTTTGATGATGTCTATCCTGAGCTCGATCAATTGAAAAAGATTTATTTTAATCGTCTTGTTGATAAGATTAATATTAAGCAATTTTTTGAATTTTTTAAGTGGTTTGACTCCATGCTGGGAATTATGATCGAGCAACTAATACCCAAAAAGACAAGATTTAATGGTGTTAATTTTGTTATAGAGTCTCATGTTCTGGAGAGACATAGAATGAGATACTTATCAGATGAGATATATCTTAAACTTAGTGAGAGAGAAGCAACCTTTTCTGATCTTGTTGATGATTTTCTTTCGGAGTAGTAGATGCCAGTTACACCATATAGAGATAGATTTCAAAACCCATCGGCTCTGACTGGGTCATCTGTAAAATCTTCACTTCCAGAGATCGGTGTTAGCTCTTCTTTTGGTCTAATGAACAGAGCAACTTCTGGAATGAATACGTCAAAAATTGACAGATTTAGACAGGGTGTAAGTGTTGTATCAAAGAGATATATTAGAAGAAATTCTCCCTCCACCGTTGCATCAACAAATAGAACTGCAACAATTGGATGTCTTCCAGTTCTCACTTCTGATGGATTTGATGGAGAAAGGATTGAGAATATTCATGCTGTAAGCCTCAATGAGTTCGGTCAGGCAAAGCTATTTTTAGATCACGAGCCATTTGAAGATATGGCATCAATGAGGATTAACACTAAGATAGTTTCCGGAGTAACATCTGCTTACGGTGGTGCAATATCATTTATTGAAGATGCCGGTGATTCACAGCTATATCCGGCAACATTAATGGATCCTGCGCTAAAGGATCCGGATCAACTAAGCGGTGTTATTGAACCCTTATCGATTAGAGATATTTTATCAACCCGAGGCGCAGAAACACCTTTCACAGCTAGAAAGATAAGCGCGTGTATTCTCGATGGAAACTTTGAAAAAATACACGGATCAGATAGAATCTTACAGGAAACTCATTTAACTGGATCCACAGTTTACGACTCTTTCATAGATTCAGCAGAAACTGCAATGGTTGACGGAAGTGGATTTGTTCTATTTGCTCCAGGATATTCATCTGATATAAATGTAACATCAGCACCATTTATTGATGATACCTATAGTTTTTATAAAGTTCTTGTTGGAACTGGATCTTCTGTTAGATCAGCTGGACTAGTAGATAGAGATCATAAATCTGCCAAGGCAGGCTTTGTGCATGCTAACAACCCACTTGGAACTGACTCCATCGCATTTGGTGGGCTTAAGAGAGAAAAATGAGTGATTTAGAAAAAGGCAAGAGCAATAGGCAGCTCGGAGATCTTAGAAGAACTACAAAGCTTAACAACTATTTCCCAGATCTCAGACAAAATTTCTCTGTTAGGACAGTCGGATGCTCAAGAAGGACAGTTGATGATCATATCAGTAGGTCCGGAGGTGTGTCGAGAAATGTCAAAGGTCTTCACGGATCAACAGCACTAGAGTATAGCTTTTCCCAATATCTGACCTCCTGGTGGCAGATGAGGCTTGTTGATAAGAATCCAGCAGCACTCAACATGCTTCCACCTGCAGTTGCAACTCCCTATAACGGAACAAAGGTAGGGACTGTTGGTCTACAATACGGCTCAGATAATCCGTTCAATGTTGTCGATGGTCCGATTACTAGAAGGCCGCAGTCTGTAGTTATCAATGACGCAGGCGCTCTTGCTATTGCGGAAAGCAACATTGGTCATGCTAACTTTACACCATCAGCATCTTTTTTACTGGGATTCTGTCTTCAAGCTTGGGTTAAAAGAGAGGCGGGATCATCAGATGACGATACCATTCTTTGTATGGGACAAGAGGATGCCGGCGGATCAACAAATGATAGACAACTATATAGACTCTATGTTGATAACTCCACTGATCAGCTAGTCTTTAGGCTATATGAGGGCGCTGTTGCTGAGGCATCAGACTATGTTGAGACAAGGATGGATAAAAAATTTACTGACATAGATGTGACAGGAACAGATCACGGATGTCTAGACAACAAATGGGTTCACATATTCGTCTGGTGCACAGGAACTACACTGGCTGCTGGACAGCCCATGGACACACACATATACATTAACGGTAGAAGGATGGCCGCAACAAAGACAAATGCCTCTTTTGGTGGAATGGCTGGGTCTTATAATCTTCCTGAGCTTACTATAGGTGGTCAAAAGCAGGTTAATGGGTCTTACGTTGCAACAAGCTATACAAAGAGATTTAAAGGTGAGATAGCAGAGGTTGCATTTTGGAAAGATGTTCCCTATCCCTACCAGTCTGGTGCAGTCATCGCAAATGTTGCAAGTGCACTATACGCTGCAAGAAACGGATATTATAGAAATAGATCTGGAATTATCAGCCCACCAGTTCGTCTTGAACTAAAGAGAAGGGATTGTAGAACCGGGTCATATCCTACAAATTTAAGAACACCAGCAGGATCTAAGCTCACAAAGGGAAACTATAACACATTTTTCGACGATAGAAAGACAGTTGTTTTCTCCAATGAAAAAGGGCTTGGTCTGTTTCTCACAGGAGCACACGGTGTCTCATATCCTCAAGTTCTACAATCGGGATCTAGGGATAATTTTTTATACCCTTCGTCATCAATAGGGACAATTACGAGAACAGTTGTAAAAGGAGTCTCAGATAATCACATTGAATTCACGCCTGGAATTGAATCAGGGCCATTTGATGATACACGAGCTGTTAGCCTTCCCCCAATCACACGTGTGGATTCAGCCGGATCATCAGTCATTGAGACAATACCTCTTTCAAGCTCATCATACTATCTAACAGGCACATCAAGAGATGTCATGGAAGGATTCACATCCAGGCTCTCAAGCAAGACGATGATTCATCTTGATATCACACCAACAGAGACACTTGAATTATCAAGAACGCCAATAAAAAGATACTCAATACTAGATACAGTTTCAGCCGGAAGAGCAAGTAAGACAGGTTTTGCCTATTGGAATAATTCTCTTAAGAGATGGGAGCAGATTGGATTCTCTGATCCGGTCACAGGTGCAGACATAAAATACGACTTTGCTGCAGTTGGAATGAATTCAGAAGCTCAACCAACACATGATATTGTAAGCGGTACAAATTCATACCCCTCTCAGTTTGCTCCCTGCAGGCATAAGATGTTTTCAGCTGCACAGGTGATTGAAAGTGGATCGTCTCCCCCTGATTGGTCTACTGCACCTGGTAATACATTCACTTATGGTACAAATACAGGCCTTCTAGCTCCGTTCTTTTATCATAAAATCGGATCACCTACAATTGCATCATTTGCACCAAATAAGACAATATATCATGCCACATCAAGTCAGGCAATTAAGATGTCTAGCTTTATTCAACACCCTTTCTTGCTTGAAAAGGTTGTTGTTAATTTAAATGTAACTGCACAGAGGCAGTACGCAGGGAATATTGATGGAACAACTGCTAAAGGGACACACACCAGGCATCAGGATGANTATGTGTTCTTTATNTATAGACAGGAGAGAAGAAACAGGTCNGGAAGCTTTAGNGGTGGAAAGTGGTCAACAACACCTGCTACAAATCCATCTGAGAACTTTAGAGTAGACTCTGCATTTGATGTTTCAGGAAGTCAGAGATTCTTAGTCTGTAGCGGTGTTATGACATTCTATGAGGAAAAAGTCTTTACTTCTGGATCAGCGGGAACAACCGAAGGATATTACGCTTATAGGCCTATTAACACACCAGCCTTCATGCACAATATGGGCATCAAAGGCGGGTCTCGGATTATAAGCAAATTCACTGGATCTGTCAATATGAATCTTATTCCAGCTGTTGCCTCTGAGGGTTTTAATGGTGTCTCAGCTGTCTTCAACTCAGCATCACCAAAAGATGCAACGGCATCAAGAAGAGTTCCTAAAATATATCATTACTGGCCAGGAGGAACGACTCACAAGGCATTCTTCGATGGTGGAAAGCGAGGTCCCGGCATCGCCTACGATCCAGCTCGTCCCTCCATCTACACGGGGAAGGCGGGTGTGACAGCAAGCTATGGAAAGTGGACATTTTCACAATTCTGCAATGGCGCTGGAATCACAACAGATCCAAATACAGGTATTGAGTATCAACCTGATTCAAACTCTGCCCGACGTCAGCTGGGATCTGAGATCTATGAGCTAGATCCAAGAGTCATAAGACCGTTCGGTGATAAGAAGACTGTTCAGACAGAATTTGCTGATCACTTCGATGCAACAGACGGAAGGGCTAGGATTATTGACTACAGTCAGTCAGCTATCTCACCATATCTTCTATTCCCTGAGGACGAGATAATTCTTGGCCTAGACGCGGCAATTTCTCCTGGATTTAATACCATGATAACCGGATCTGGAAATGCCGGATTAAACCCACGCGGTGGTCAGTGTCACTTCTCTGGATCTCATCTGAGAATCATATCACCTGATGACTTTTCAGACACACCGGAAACCGCTCCCGAATGGGAATCACCTCTTTCTAATCACACAATCACACTCTACGGATCATTAATTCGTGATCAAGTTGAGTTCCACGGAGGACTAAACCAACACCTAACATCAGATGCCATCCATGAAGCCCTCCAGGAAGAGATCGTTGATCAGTACGACATATCCTCTGAGCATGCAAATGCAGGAAATTATTCTGATAATCTCGTAACAGGCTCTATGCTTTCTTCTGACTATCCTCATGGAGCTGGTGCTGAAGCTGTTGCCAGAATAACAATCCCAACATCACCAATGGGAGCAATTGGAAATACGATTACAATTATCTCGACAGATGGAACATCAAAGGCTTATGTGGGTGCCGCATCTCAAGACCTGACAACAAATCCTCCAAAGTATGACTTTAACGGAACTACTGTTGAGATTGCAGACTCTTTAAAGGCTTGCATAGAACACTCAAATGGTCATAACGGAAAGATAGATGTCGTTAAGCTAGCAACAAATCCGCCTATTCTAAAGCTAGCCCAGGATGTAAAAGGGCTTCTTGGAAATAGAACAATATCCACAAATATATCGACGAACCCTCCTACAATTTCTGGATTTTCAGGCGGAACGTCTGGAGAAAGTAGCAGGCTAGATCAAGCAAGAGGAGTTGCTGGAAGCTTCGTCAGAGGTACTGCTGACCCCCGGGGAGGATCTTTTCAGAGATCAGTCACACTATATGATGATTCTGAGAGATTTTATGATACACTCATGCCAGATTTATGGACGTATGCAAGTAGAACAAATGCTGCTAAGCTTCAATCAACAGGCTCAAAAAATACAATAGTTTTTGATCCTCCCTACTATTATCAAGAGAGGGGTAATGACAGAATGCCGTGGCCTTATTCTGGAAATCCTGTTAGAAATATTGATGAAAATACAGCTCTTGCAATTTTTGGGGAATCCCTATTCTTCGGCAGGGGAACTTTCTATGCACACAATAGCACAATTATAAAGATGATTCTCTTTGAGGTGGGATACGGATCCGGTGTAAGACAGTCTTCAAGAACGCCGGGAATGATAGATTTTACATGGTGGTCCACAAATAAAAAAGGTAAGCTGTATAATCAGATCAACAATGTTCTCACATACACCCACGCTCACCCAAATTCAACTGGATCTCGCGGATTTAGATACGGAATAAAGAATATCCACCCTGAGAACTCAAAGGCTTGCTTTAGAAGAGATAGATATGGTCAGTTCAGAGATATGCTCGAGCAGAGAAGAAATAGTGTATTCTATAAGCCTCCAGGATCTGATAAAAATACAAATAGCTCTGATGGAGGAACAAACCTAACAGATCCTGCTGTTTCTTGCATGTTTACTGTTCCTGCATCTTCTATGGCTGTTGACCCATATTATACAACATGTAGAAACCTAAGCAATGCTGCAACATCTTCAGTACCGTATATTGAAGGTGAGGGATCTGGAGTAGAAAAGCCTTCTCTGACAATGGTTCTTGTAACACC